ACCGGAGCGATACTTGCTTCGGCAAGACCTCGATACCTATAAGATAACGTTGTAGTTTCGAGTAGTTGATAATTTTTGGCAGTTTGATCTAACTGCGCCCTTTATGGGCTGCCGCGGATAAGCGGAATAGAACAGAGTCTAAACGACGGCCGATAACAATTGCTGGAGTTGTTATTAACCCGTGTCCTTGAGCATCACTCAAGGGAGCAATATAAGTATGCATTTGTTTTTGGCAGCATACGCCTGGGTGAATTTTCATAAAGATTAGCACCACCACTTTAGTTAAACCCAAGTGGGACACAAAATGGGATCCCTGTGACATAGGAGAATTGTTAGTACGAGGGCTTACTATAGAGCCTGAGCGTAGTCCTGAGATAGTATCTGTATTCTACGTCGGCGGTTTGTTTTTCACCTTTTGTTCCTAATAATAACAAGGTGGCAGACTAGATGAACCCTAATACCATGAATGTGTTACAAAGTAAACAAGAATTTTTTCTTGATAGTTATTATATGAATCTGGCGTATACGGTTCAGAAATCATACCACTGCTGTGTGAAATGTAACAAGATAGTGGATGAAGTAGTAAATCTAGTTGGGTCCCTGTGCCTCGCAGGTTAAATATGAAGGAAAGAGCCTGCCCAGGGAATGTTTTATGTATATGTATTATTGGTAGTAGCCTAGCGGAGCAATCTAAGCTTCCATATGTATAATTCATTAACGGGGAAAAGTAGACTCAGGGCGTCCAATGTCAGATTGTGCTTATTATCGAGACGCGCTAATTTAAGTCATGATGCTGTATGCTCCATTTCAAAAGTGGCTATAGCTCCACTATAGTTAGTGTTTGAGCGACCCATGTATAGGATGTTTGAGCAACCATTATGATGGCATTAGATGCGACTAGCATTAGACCTAAAGCTTGGTATAAGTGAGTAAATCCTGTGTCGGCCTAATGATCAAATTCAAACCACCCACATGGTTTGAATGATTATTAGGCTTCTTTTCATCGGCTCATATAGACGACGAAAAGATGCCTTATAATCATTCATCCACACATAAGATAGATAGTGTAATTGGAAACAACGGTTCACCGGATGGTAATCTAAACCATATATCTAATCTTATCCAAGATAATGTAGAGGTAACTCTTCGTTGTCAAACTTCTTTAGAAACTAATGAGTTTCCAATTGGTAAGGAAATAATATGTGATAATCTAAATCACAACTCATTAGATCCAATTATTAATAATTGTGAGGTAAACAGTAATGCCATTCCCAGGAATAATAGTTTTAATTCAAATTATTCTGCTGATACATCCGATCGACAATGGGAATGGGCATATAATATGGCGAAGGGATTAGGAAGAACAAGCGGAAATATACATAAATTATTTCCACATACCAAATATTATATTCTGGTAAGGCCCAATAGAATGTATTTTGTTAACAAAATATCTAATATTGAGCATGAAATGAATCTTAACAATAATGATAGAATATATGACACACTTATCTTAGAAGTATATCATCACATGATCTATGGCTACCCTTATGGTGGCACTACCTCATTTTTAAATTATGATATTATCATTTTTACAGATAATATGTGTAAAGGGAAGTATGAATATAATAATACGAATTTTAAATATGTATATCATACAGTTAGGAGGAAAAGGAAGAAGAGTTACAAAGAGCAAAGATCTAAGAGAGATAGCTCTCTACACTCTACCCCACAAACAACAACAGGACTACATAGAAGACAACAATCTGTTATTAGTACAGATGAAATGGAGGATATGTTTTGTAGGTTCGACATTAATCAATTAGATGATAGTTATACATTACATTCCATAGTGGAATCTAAGCCAGATCCGCCTGAGATGAACTTTGGTCCTTCTATGTTATTGGGATCTAAAATTAGTCAGAAAAATTTACAGAAGACTATAGAGCAATTATCAACTCACAAGAATAATTGGGCTAAATTGATAGAGAGTATGTTATTATGCATTGGTTCTATATCTGATAGTAAAACATTGTTTGGTCAATGTTGTGCGATAGGACAGTTTTTACATGGATTCTTACCAAATGAGATGAGCGCTAGTGAATTATTCGTGACATATTTTTTACCTAATTATGATCAGACGTTGGATGAGAATGGAAATCTAACTGATGATTCCTATACTGTACAAGGTTGGATAGGAAATATTAAGCAATTCAAAGATATTCCTTTTTTCAAACATTGTGCAACTGCGGCTTCTTTATTAGTTGGGGCTAGTCTTATAAAACCCACTAATTTCACGAAGAAAGCATTTGAGCACTTTAGTATAGCAGTAAAACCTAAGCAAGAGAGCTCAAAAGATTTTATAACGTGTTTGTTAGACACTTTGGATTTCTTTTTTGAGAGGGGATACCAATGTTTTATTGACAGGTCCCTATATCCATTGTTTACTTTTGATACTGAGCATTCGCAATTTCATGCTGATAGGGCATTTGTTATCGCAAATATAGGAGAAGTGAAAACTGGTAACTTTGAGATATTGCACAAAGATAAAAAGCCAGCTTTAACGTTAGGAGATTTTATTGAAACAGTTCACAAGTGTAAGAGATATTGTAAGTCCATGATGTGTAATAATAATGCGCTTAGTTCCACAATGGCTGGATATCTGGCTCAGTTAGAAAAGATAGAAGCGGAATATGCCCTACACATTAGATCCTCAGGATTTCGAGTAGCTCCATTTACAATTAAGATATTTGGCCCATCTAGTGTTGGGAAAACATCTGTTTGTCGTCATCTATTAAATTGCGTATTACGATTTAATGGTTATGATGCTACTGATGATAAAGTGGTTTCTATAGATGGTGATGATAAATTTCAACCAAATGTTAGAAATAATACAACTGGTATAGTTTTTGATGATTTTGCTAATGGAACTTCAGCATTTACACAAATGAATCCAACTTCCAACTTAATAAAGATTATAAATAATAACCCTTGCTATGCAAATATGCCAGAAGCTGAAATGAAGGGAAAAGTTCTTATGAATCCCAAGGTAGTAGCTTTGACCACAAATTTGGAGGACTTGAATGCTACAGCATATTCTAACGAGCCATATAGTGTGCTAAGACGATGTCATGTGCACATAGAAGTCAAACTCCGACCTGAGATGAAGAATGCACTAGGTGGAATGGATTATGACGCTGTTGATAAATATATAGCCAATAGAGTTGAACAAGGCACCATAGAAGATATTTGGTTGATATCTGTAAAGGAATTAAAGGAAGAACCAAATACGATAGCAGGACAACCTTCAGGATACAATATGAAATCATATAAAGTATTTGATGATGATGGAGTGAGTGTCCAGCTCAAAGACCAAAGTATAGATGTGATTATGAAGTATGTATTATTAGAATCGCGGAAACATTTTGAAAGGCAAGGTGCTTTAGTGAAACGGCAAGCTGATTTAACCAATAAAACCCTATATTGTGCCACCTGTACTGCTCCTATAGGAGCAAACGGATGTTGTGTGATATGTAAGGGTAGAAATTATCTTCTATCTGATGATATGAAACCTCATTGCGCCATGGATAATATGGTACCACAATCTATTGTTGAAAGTCTGGGCACTGCCATTGGTATGAGGGCTTTTGAACATAATGCAGCAACATTTTTATTTAATGGTGTCCAGGGTTTTATGATTGATCTTAAAGATGTTTTTTCGTTCAATTATTTAGACAAGTATATTGGGAGATGTATGGCAAAGAAATTGAATAAGGAGAATTTGGATTGGCAATGCTATGATCCATACTATGGATCACCAGTTTTGCGGTTGGCCTCACATATTATACCGCATAGTATGAAGCAGACCAAGCAATATCGGGCTTTGGTAGCATTTCTTGCTCGGAAAAGAATATATAGAAATGTTGCGCAAGGATCCTTTGGATATGCGATTGTAGCAGTAGGCTCATATGGTTGGACACGTGTTTTGAAACCCAAATATCGGTTGTTATCAGGTGTTGGCATTTTTATGTTAGCATCATTAGGTTGGACGGAGATATGGGCTACAAGTGTGAAAGCATCTTTTGAGAAGTCTTTTAAGAAAGACTTAGATTTCACAGCCCAACTTAGATTAGCAGATGAAAAGGCACTAATAGAGAATGGAAGACCTACCTTGAGTATGGTTGTCCGTATGACAGTATTTGCTGGTGTTGGTCTAATCGCAGCTAGACTTATAATATCTTCTTTGTCTAATATTTACAATATGTACTATGATTTGACTGAAGGAGAGGAATTAAAAGTTAAAGGTGAAGTACAGGGTAATATAGCAACAGTTATGCAAAAAGACGTTGAAGTTCGTGATGCAGAGGTTAATATTTGGAAGGCAATAGGTACTAAGTTTGAGCCAGACTGTTCTACACCTGACCAGTTTTTGAATAAGATATCTGGTAATTGCTTGATGATGCGAGTGTTCTTGCCTAATAATCAGGTAAAGCGTACAGGAGCAGTTATGCTTCGTAAGGGAATACTCATGTATCCACGCCACCAATGGTTTGATGTGGTAACAAATGAGGAGACGCGTACCAAAGATACATTGCGGTTTTCATTGACTAGAACTAATACTAATAAAGCAGGGCATTGCTGGGAAGAGGAGATACACTGGTCAGAAACTTATGTTTTACCCAGTTCTGATATATGTGTCTCACGTATATCAAGAGGTGGCGAATTTTTAGATATTACTAATTTGTTTGCGGATGACATCAGCCACGCACCATTGGTTCGGTGCCAGTATCGTGATGGAGAAGGTGCTATCAAAAGATTTAGTGGATCCACGGGTCCCCCATCATATATCCAAATGACCAAATTTTATCCATCTGTTAAAGGTATGTTCTATTTCATACGTTGTAAGGATTCAAATTGGGTTGAAGGTGCATGTGCAGCTCTTAGTGTCAATGATGGTCCAAAACCCAGGATTATGGGTTTTCACCTAGTGGGTAATGGTGAGAATGGATTTTCTGCTCATTTGGATACTAAGATGATTAAAAATGCTATAGAAAAGCTATCAGAAATGCTGAATTTATCTCGTTCATTACCTCATTCAATAGCAGAGTATCCAGATGGGTACTTCAATATTGAATACCCCGTATCTGAAATGATCAGTGCAAAATCACCTTTTGCCAATTATCAAGTTGGTGTTGGTCTTTATGGCACAACTAATTGTGTTTCATATAAAACTGAATATCGCTTGAGTAAGATAGCAGATTATTGTGTGGAGAATTTAGGACCATGTAAATGGACCACGCCCTGTTTTAAGAAAGTTGGCGATTTTGATCCGTGGGTTGAAGGATGTGAGGCAGTTTTAACTGCCTCTTATAGAGGAAATCCACATCACATACAATTGGCTATAAATGATTTTGTGGAGGATCTGGACTTCAATGATCAAGACTTATCATATGTTAAACCCCTGACTAATCATGAAATATTAAATGGAATAGATGGGAAACGCTTTATTGATGCCATAAATTTCAATTCTGCATGTGGAATTCCACTTAAGGGAAAGAAAATCAACTATGTTGTCGAGATTAAGAGTGATACACATATGAGATGCATGGATTTTGCGCAAGAGTACCAATATTTTTGGACACATTTAAGCGAGTTAGAAAGCTTGTATGAGAAGGGACAATTAAAAGGATTCATTTTCAAAGCGAGTCTTAAGGATGAGATAGTCTCCAAGCAAAAAGCTCGAATATTTTTTTGCGCACCATTATTAATGCAGTTGCATATGCGGAAGTACATTACTCCACTTTTGCGCTTAATTAGCATGAACCCTTTGATGATGGAATGTGCGGTAGGTATGAATCCTTTTTCATTAGAATGGCATCAATTGCATATGTATTTAATACGTTTCGGTGAAGATAGGGTTATTGCTGGTGATTACAAAAAATGGGATCTTAGTATGAGTGTACGATTGATAGAAGCTGGTAAATCTATATTTGTAGAATTGGCTAAGAAGTTTTATGACACTTCTGCAAGTAATCAAACGGAATTTATATTGTCGGAACTTGAACAGCCTTTTGTCGATTGGAATGGTACTTTAATCCAATTATTTGGAGGGTTGGTATCTGGTCACAATGCTACAGCTCATTTTAATAGCTTCATGAACTCTATATTGTTAAGGATGGTTTTTAAACACTATTATCCCAATAAGAAATTTCGTGATTACGTTTCTGCCATAACTTATGGAGATGATTTTCTGGCCGGCGTCAGTCGTGAGTGCCCACTATTCAATTTTAAAAATATACAAAAATATGTTGATGAAGAGTT